AGCCTCCGGGCCAGACTCTGGGCCAGCCTCGGGGCCAGCCTCGGGGCCAGCCTCGGGGCCAGCCTCTGGGCCAGCCTCGGGGCCAGCCTCGGGGACAGCCTCCGGGCCAGCCTCTGGGACAGCCTCCGGGACAGCCTCGGGGACAGCCTCGGGGCCAGCCTCGGGGCCAGCCTCCGGGCCAGCCTCCGGGCCAGCCTCTGGGACAGCCTCCGGGCCAGCCTCGGGGCCAGCCTCCGGGCCAGCCTCTGGGCCAGCCTCCGGGCCAGCCTCGGATCGGAATGGTGGGGGCAGCACGAAGCATACTGGATCGCTTTCTACCTATTCTTCCGCGACGTTCTCGGTGTGAAATTCGACGAGAATCGGTCGCGCCAATTGGACATGTGGCGAGATATCGCCCAGTCGTGTTCTTGGTGGTGGTGCTACGAGAACTACGTGGTGGTCAGCGAGCGACCGACGGTGTGTGAGATGACAGAGGCTGAAGGGAAACTACACTCCGAGGACGGTCCCGCGCTGGCGTTTGCCGACGGGTACGCCGTACACGCGGTCCACGGCGTGCGAGTGCCATCGCTGGTGGTGGAGCGCCCAGAGAGCATCACTGCCGAGATGATCGCAGCGGAGAAGGACGAAGCTGTTGCGCGTGTGATGCTCGACCGCTGCCCGGCGGCAGAGCATTCCATCTGCATCATTCGAGCGCAGGCGACAGGGTAAGCACAATGGTCACCACCGAAGTCTTCCGCCGCGCGCGCGCACTTAACGAGGCCAGGATCATGCTGGCTCGCACCGGACTGGCGACCTTCGTCGAGCAGTGCGTGAAGGACGACCACGGTGAGAGACTCGTCCTGGCACCGATGCACTTGGCGTGGCTGCGGCACATCGACTACTGCTGGGCCAACGGCTACCGGGCAATGATCCTCGCGCCGTTCGGGAGTGGCAAGTCGTCCTGTCTCGCGGTGCCCCTGCTGGCGCATTCCATCGGACGAGACCGCAACGTGCGGATCAAGATCGTCACCAACGACGACGACAGCGCCAGCAAGCGTCTCGGCGCCGTCCGAAAGATCGTCGAGTCGGCCGTCTATCGAAGGGTTTTCCCCGAGGTCAAAATCGGAGGCGCGTGGACCGGGCACGAGCTCTACGTCGAGCGGCTCGGGCATTCCATCGACCCGACCGTCCACGCCCGCGGCGTCCTGACCACCGGCATTGGTGGCCGCTGCGACCTGATGCTCTTCGACGACGTGGTGGACCAGAAGAACTCGATGGACCAGTCCCAGCGGCGGCGCGTGCTGTCGCTGATCGAGCAGACGTGGCTCTCGCGGCTGGAGCCCGACGGCCGCGCGCTGATGATCGGGACCTGCTGGCACCAGGACGACGCCATGCACCACCTGATGCAGAAGCCACGCTGGTGCACGCTCAAGCAGGCAGTGACCGAGGACTGCACGGAGATCGCCCAGGAGGTCATCGGGGGCGGTGCTGATTACCCCGGCGCGAGGGTCGGCGCGTGAACCTGGTGCGCAGGCTGGCGGCCGTTCCACCGTGGTCGCACTGGCCGACCGAGCGACTACGCCAAGAGCAATCGGACAACCCGCGCGCGTTTCAGCGCGGCTTTCAGATGCGAGCGTTCTCGGACGAAGAGCGCATGTTCCCGAGCTTCGAGACTTGCTTCACGCCCGGCATCGTTGTGGGCGAGATCATTCGGCGGGGCTGGCCGACCTTCGTCGGCGTGGATCTGGCGGGCGACAAGCGGCCCGGCAACGTGATCTTCGTGGTGGCAATCGACCCGCAGAACCAGCGGCGCTATCCGGTGGAGATCCTCGTTGGCGCCTGGAAGAGCCCAGAGGTCGCGGCGCAGCTCGCCGGCGTTCGCGCCCGTCACGCCAACCTTCGGGTCATCATGGTCGAGAACAACGGCTACCAGCAGAGCCTGGTGGACTGGATCAAGCAGACCCCGGGCGCCGCAGGTTCCCCGGCCTACTGGTTCATGGTCGAGAGCTACACTACGGGCTTCGCCAGCAAGGTGAACCCGATCTACGGACTCCCCGGCATGGAGATCGAATTCAAGAACAAGGCGTGGGTCATCCCGTCCTCTGAGTTCGAGGGCCACCCACCGCACTGCCGGTGCGGCTGGTGCGTCTGGCGGACGGAGATGCACGACTACCCGATGGGCGCTTCGACCGACTGCTGCATGGCCATGCACTTCTGCCGCGAGGCGATCAGCAAGTGGGGCACCGGCGCGAACCTGGGAGTCGGCGGGACTGGCGGCCTCGGCGGGCTGAACGACCGCTGAGACGCACCTGGCACGTGGAACCTTCCCGCGCAACTACCGCAACCACCGAGACTACTTGACGCGAACCCGGCACGGTGTCATATATGGCCATGTGAGGTCAGATCATGGCAACCGCGGGGAAAGAGCAAAGATGGAGCGTCGTCCGGGATAGGGTCTGCGTGTGCGGCCAGCCGGCCTGCCAGCAGGCGCTGGAGGAGCAGCGCGCGCGGCGGGAGGCCATCATCGCGGCACAGGAACGCGCGTTCGACGACACCGCTCGCATCACCGGCCCGGAGCGCCCGCTCGCACGCGACTTGACCGAGGACAGCTCCGCGTAGTACCGTAGGGCCTGCATGTTCGTGGCTCCCCTGGGCCTCCCGTCGCGAATTGGTCCTCCGGCGGGAGGCCACTCCTTTTTCTGGCGCCCGAGCGGAACTTGACGGGAGCCCACGACTCTGACACGTTTCGGACAGCGTGTACGTCCTAAAGCTCCTCCGCGTTCTTCTCGGCATCGGCCAGGCCCAACTGGCGGCGCGCGCCGGTATCAGCGTGCGGGAGCTGGCGCGCATCGAGCGGGGCGACGTGCGGCCGAGCGCGCCCTCGATGGCGGCGTACGACAGGGCCATCGAAGAGATCGTCGAGGCCCGCGCGGCGGAGACGACCACCAAGGAGATCGCATGAGCAAGCCAGCGCATCCTGCGGCGAGGCGTCCCTCGGAGATAACCCCGGAAGACCGGGCCGACATCGCGGTGGCGAGGAAGCGGCTTCGTGAGATCGCGAAGCACCCGGAGCGGCTGCTCGCCGGCGCGGAGTTGAAGCGCAAGCTGAAAGAATGGGAGATCGCATGAGCAAGCCTGCCGACGCGAAGCTCCGCATCGAGCACATGGCGCTGGGCGAGCTGACCTCGGCTCCGCGCAACCCGCGCCGGCACGAGCTGGAGCAGATCAAGGCGTCGATGCGCCGCTTCGGCTTCGTGGCGCTCCCGGCGATCAACGAGACCACGGGCCGCCTCGTCGCGGGCCACGGCCGCCGCGACGCCCTCCTGGAGATGGAGGCCGCGGGCGAGCCACCGCCAGCGCGGGTGAAGGTGGTCCGGGGCGTCTGGCAGATCCCCGTCCTGCGCGGGGTGGCGTTCGCAACCGATGCGGAGGCAGAGGCGTACCTGCTGGCGGACAACCGGCTCACCGAGATTGGCGGCTACGACGAAGAACTGCTGGCCAAGATGCTCGGCGAGATGAAGGAAGTCCTCGGAGGGCTGGAAGGGGTCGGGTACGACGACAAGGAAATCGCGCGGATGCTTGCGGACACTGAAGAGACTGCGGCAGGCAACTGCGATCCCGATGATGTCACCGAGCCTCCCGCCGAGCCCATCTCGAAGCGCGGCGACCTGTGGCTGCTCGGCGAGCACCGGCTACTGTGCGGCGACTCGACGAGCGCGGAGGACGTGGCGAGGCTGATGAATGGGGAGCGGGCCGGGCTGATGAACACAGACCCGCCCTATGGCGTGGCCTACGCGAATGACGACCGACCAAATCCTGGGGTGGCGAAGCCACGGGTGGCGAATGACGATCTCAGTGACGAGGTTCTCCAAGAATTTCTGGAGGCAGCATTCAAGCCTGCGGTGGCTGTGGCGCTGAAGGAAGACGCCGCTTGGTACCTCTGGCATGCGCATCTAACCCAGGGATACTTTGCTGCTGCTGCTGCTGCTGCAAATGTCGTGCTACACCGACAAATCATCTGGGTGAAGCCGGTGCTTCTACTCGGGCGCGGGCAATACCACTGGAAGCACGAGCCCGCCTTCATGGGCTGGGTCAAAGGCCACCAGCCTCCCGACTACGGCGAGGGCAACGGCGAGCGCACGCAGACCACGGTGTGGGAGATCGGAAGCGTCACCCAAGCCGAGCGCAAAGAATTCAATCACTCCTCGCCCAAGCCGGTGGGTCTCTTTGAAATCCCCGTAATCAAGCACCTGAAGCACGGCGAGATTTGCTACGAGCCGTTCAGTGGGAGCGCCCCGCAGATCATCGCCGCCGAGATGCATGGACGCCGCTGCTTCGCCATGGAGTTGGAGCCTCGCTACGTGGACGTGGCCGTCGCGCGCTGGGAAAAGTTCACGGGGAAGAAGGCCGTGAGAGCGGACCCCATCGCGAAGCCCAAGACGGCGCGGGTGAAGCCTGCCAAAGCAGCGAAGCCGCCAGAGCCAGAAGCCAAGACGGATCTACCATTCTGAGGAGCCCACCCATGACCATCTCCACCGATCCCAATTACCAGAAGCCCGCCACCCACCCCTTCGAGGTCGTGATGCTCAAGCGCACGGCGAGCGAGTTCACGGCGACGAAGGCCGACATCCTGCGCGTCCCAGTCGATGCGCCAGACCCCATCACGGCGAAGTGGTCGCCCGAGGTGGTGAAGCGCGAGAAGGAATACCGGGTGGTGGACGCGTGCCCGCCCGGATACCTGACCGAGGTGGAGATGCTGGCGCAGCAGAGGGAGTACGCGGGCAACGTGACCGACCGAGCGAACATCGGGCTGACCGGGGCTGACCACGTGCCGACCATGAAGCCCTTCGCGGACCCCAACGCCAAGAAGTAGAACGCACTACGGTTGTGGTAGGCTTGCCCCTGGAGGTTCCCATGGTTGACACCAAGCAACATCCCTGCGACGAAGACTGCGGCCACGAGCACTCGCCCAAGTTCGCGCCGCACCCGCCGCTCGATGCGGGCGAGAAGGCGGAACCGAAACACACCGAGAGTGGGCTCACCCCGCTCATCCCCACGGGGGCGTGATGTCAGACGGCACCCGCTTCGACCCGGAGGAATTTGAGCGCACGATGAAGGCGCTCAAGGACGGCACCTCGTGCGCGGACGTTCCCGCCCGCCCGCTGTTCGACCCTGCCCAGTACCGGAATGTCGTGGAGGACGCGGTCCACGGCCGCCGGGTCGAGGACTTCAAGGTGGCGCTGGAGCGGGGCGGGTTCACGTTCTTTCCCAAGGGGAGCATCCCGCCGGGCTGCGAGGCGACGAGCCCGCTGGAGCCCGCGCGCCCGCTCCTGGAGGGCCAGTGGCGGCGGCCGCCCAGCCGACTCGTGCAGGGCCTGGCATTCACCGACGCCCAGGTCACGGCCTGGTTTTCGACACCGGAGGAGTTCTGGCAATGGATGCAGACCATGAAGACCAAGAACCAGGTGCAGGCGGAGCGGCAGTCGAGGCGCCCCCTGCGGCTGACGATGCCCCGGTAGCGGTCTTCGCCGATACCCTGCCGGCGCCGGTCGTCTCGGTGGCCGACGGGCACCCGGTGGATCTGGACGCGCCTCGGCCCATTCGCCCGCCCTGGTGGGCGCGGCTCTTGGGTCGCGCGGTTGGCGCCATGAACGGTGACAGTGATAGGATGCCCCCATGAGCGACAGCGCCGTCACCGCGAACCTCGATGTCCGCATCCCGCTCGCAGCGGATCTGAAGCAGTACTTCTTTGACAACGCGGTCGTGGGAGAGACTGAGCGTTTCCGTCGGCTCGACCGTTTCGAGGCGCACTACCTCACGACTCAATACCAGCACCAGCCCTATGACTGGTGGGGGCTTCCGGCGGACGCGGCAGAAACCGTCAGCCCGTCTGTCCAAGTGCCGCTCGGCTTCACTCAGCCCGTACTCACCCTGCTGGCCCGCCAGAAGCGCCCGACGGCACCCTATCACCTCGCGAAAGCGATCGTCGACCGCTTCACCGGTCTGCTGTTCAGCGAGGCGCGCAAGCCCGACGTCGAGGTCGAGGGAGACCCGGACACCGACGACTTCCTGCACGCCGCCATGGAGCAGTCGCGCTTCTGGGCGAGGTGGCGCGAGGCCCGCGCGGTCGGCGGTGCTACGGGCTCAGTCCTGGTCACCGCGCATCTGCGCAAGGGCCGCTTCGTGATCCAATGCCACAACCCGAAGAACGTGCAGGTGATGTGGAAAGACCGGCGCGCGCTGGAGCCCCTGGCCGTGCTCATCATCTACCGCTATCCGCAAGAGGAGATCGTCTCCGACCCGAAGACGGGCGAGACGCGCACGCGCATCGTCGACTACCTCTACCGGCGGATCATCACCGACCAGGACGACACGGTTTACAAGCCGGTGAAGCTGGAGCCCGGCGCGAACCTCGCGTGGGACGTGGAGTCCGCGGCCGAGCACGGGCTCGGCGTCTTCCCCGGCGTCTGGGTCCAGAACAAGCCGGTGGTCGAGCAGGAGGACGGCGATCCCGACTGCCAGGGCGCCTGGCAGAGCTTCGACACCATCGACCGCCTGCTCGCGCAGATGAACAAGGCCCTGCTGCTCAACCTGGACCCGACGCTCGTACTCAAGATCGACCCGAAGGAGTTGCTGGCCCTGGGCGGGGCCGTGCGCAAAGGCAGCGACAACGCTCTCAACGTCGGCACCGGTGACGCGAAGTACTTGGAGATGGTCGCCTCGGGCGTCGAGGCCGGGCACAAGCTGTGCGACCGGCTCAAGCAGAACGTCCTCGATGTCACCCGCTGCGTGCTGGTGGATCCGGAGAAGCTGTCGGGCTCGGCGCAGTCCGCGAAGGCGATGGAGTACGTCTACGCGCCCATGCTGGAGCAGGCTGACGAGTTCCGCAGCCAGTGGGGCGACAACGGAGTCATTCCGATGCTGCGCCTTATGGAACTCATGGCCCGCAAGTTCCACGGCGTGAAGGCCGTCCAGAACGGCAAAGCCGTCATCCTGCAGCTCGACCTGCCAAAGAAGGCCGACGGCACGGTTCGCAAGCTGGGGCCCGGGGGATGGATACGGCTCAAGTGGGGACCGTACTTTGCCGCCACCGAGAACGACAAGCAGATGCAGGTTGCCAACATCGTCGCGGCGAAGACGGGCGAGATCATCGACGAGGAGACGGCCGTGAACGCGGGCGCGCCCATCTTCGGGGTGCAGGACGCAGCGGCCATGCTGGCGAAGATCCAAGACGCGCACCAGAAGCAACTCGCGATGGGCATGGGGCCGGAGTACGGCGGGGAGAACGAACCGCCGCCGCCACCGCCCGCGCCAGACGCAAACGAGCCGCCGGGACCGCCGGCGGGACAAGGGGGTAAGCCGTGACGGACTTTCTCGACTGGGCAAAACAGTAGTCACATGCTCAAGCTCGGCATCGACTTCGACAAGACCCTGGCCGACGGCCCGACGCTCCACCTGCGTCCCGGCGCCGCCGAGGCCATCCGGGCGTTCAAGGCGGCCGGCCACCACCTGACCCTTCACTCGGCGCGCTCGACGCCCGACGGGGCCGCGCCGGTGCTGGAGGACGAGGCCAGCCGCTTCTGGCAGTACGGGGAGATCCCGGCACGCACCCGCTACCAGTGGGACCTACTCGACGAGATGCGGACGTTCCTCAAGGCGGTCGGGCTCTGGGAGCTATTCGACGACGTCTGGGCGAGTCCGGGGAAACCGTTGGTGGACTACTTTGTCGAGGACCTAGCGTTGCTGCCAGACTGGGTGACGCTACGAAAGCAGTTTGCATAGGAGGACCAGATGGTCGACTTCTCACAGTGGGCAGCACGCCGGGCAGGGCGCGGGAACCGCGCGCCAGTGGGCGAACCGTCCGGGCCGCAGGTGCCCGTCGCAACCCCGCCGGTCGCGCAGGCACTGCCGCTCCCGCCGCCGGGCTACGGCTGGACCATCGACGCCCGCGGGCAGTACATGTGCGTGCCGCTCGCGCCGCCGGTCGCGCCCACCACCGGGCCGGTCTTCGTGCCGCCACCCCGCCAGCCCAGCGGCCTGCGCCCCTTCGTGCCCCAGCCGCTTACGAGCCCGTTCCCCGCGGGCCACGCGACCCCGCGGGTCGAGACCTGCGTCTTGGTCAAGCCGGGCGACAAGGACACGTACAGCGACCTGCTCGCGCAGCTCCCCGACCTCGTGCCGGACAATGGGGGCTACGACGCCATGGCAGGCAGGCCCTCACCAGAGACTGTTCGCGAGATAGGCGGCCTGCCCGAGTTCGCCACTTCGCAGGACGGGCAGGCCATGCGAGCATTCCCCGAGGGCGCAGTGCTGGCGCGCGGCTCGACGCCGCTCGGGAAGGGAGCGGCATAATGCTGAGGTTTCAAGAATGGGCGCAGCGAAACAAGCAGATCGCTCGTGGGCAGGACGCCTACGGCGCCAGTGTTCCCAAGGGGACCAACTGATGAGCAAGCGTCGGACCATCCTCCCCTGCGCCGTCGCGTTCATGGACGCGTTCGCCGACCTGGATCCAGACGAGCGCAGGCAGACGGCCGGCGACGTGGCGGCGTTCCTGATCGCCCACCGGGAGGGCGTCGAATGCCTCTGGGGAGAGCTGCTGAACCTGGTCGGCATCGAACCGACCGCGCTGACCGAGAGCACGGCGGCCACGCTCGTGAACCTGCTCAACAGCCACCACGTGCGCCCCAACACCAGCAAGACCGCGGTGCAAGCATGACGTTCTGGCTCTACAAACTGGAACAGGAAAAGCTGCCTGGGAATGGCGTTCGCAACATTCGTCTCTTCATCGGCGTCGAGGATATTCATCTACCGACAGCAGAAACGCGGCAGTGTATGGCCGGCCCAGCGACACGCCAAGAATGGGACGACTACCGCGCCAAGTTTGTGAGGGCGGCATGATCAAGCAACAGGGCTCGCGCTTTCGCCTCTACACCGCCGACGGCAGCCGGCCGCTCGGCCCGTGGACCACGCAGGAGAAGGCACAGGCCCAGGATGCCGCCATCAAGGCCAGCCAAGCCGGGCGCCACGCCGAAAGGAAAGAACCGATGCCACGAAAACTCGCAGGCTGGGCTCGTCGCAAGGTCCGCAACGCCCGGCGCGCCACCGGCAAGGCGATAAGCGATGCCGAGGTCGTGGCCACCATCCAGAAAGAGGCCAAGGCCGCGGGGGCGACGCTGCAACATGATGGCAAGGGAGGGGTCGACCCGCGCATCACCTTGGCTGTGTTCAGGCGCGACGGCTGGGAATGTTCGAACGAGAACTGTCCCACACCGAAGAAGGATTTGACACTTGATCATATTTCGGGACATGCTAAGGAAATAGAGCATGACTCGGAAGCGAAGAAACGCGGCGACCTCAAGCAGGGGATCAAGCTTGGGCACATTGACAATGTTGCGGCGCTCCACACTCTTTGCGCTGCATGTCACAATGAAGTTCATGACCGCGAGCGAGCCCTGGAGAACGGCAAGAAGCCACCACCTATGCGGGGTTGACAACTGTCGCCCGAAAAGGTAATATATGGTCATGAGTTTGAAGAAGCTGTCAACCTGGGCCAAGGAAAATGGGGTTCATTATCGCACTGCGATGATCTGGATGCACGAAGGAAAGCTTCCTGTGCAGGTTGTACAAACACCTGGCGGACACTACCGAGTGGTTGAGAAGTCAGTCGAGTCGCCAACGTCTGGTAAATCCGTGCTGTACGGCCGAGTGTCATCCCATGACCAGAAAGAGGATCTCGTGAGGCAGACGGCGAGGCTTCGATCATTCGCCGGCGGTCTTGGTTTGAAAGATGTCGAGATCGTGGAAGAGCTGGGCTCGGGCTTGAACGGCAAACGACCGAAGCTTCTCAAGCTGCTGGCCGATCCTACCGTTAAGAAGATTGTGGTGGAGCATCGGGATCGTCTCGCTCGCTTCGGAGTCGAGTACATCGAAGCGGCGTTGCAAGCCCAAGGACGCTTACTGGTTGTCGCCGAAGCGGGCGAGCAGAAGCTTGACTTGGTTCAAGACTTCATCGACGTGGTCACGAGCATGTGTGCTCGCATCTACGGGCGACGAGCTGCTAGCAACAGAGCGAAGAGAGCGCTGGCAGCGGCGGCGGAGGAAACATCATGAGGTGCCTGGGATTGTCACCACTTGGAAATCAGTGTCAAAACATAGCGGGCGGAGATGGTGTGTGTCGTAGACACCGAGGACCTGGAAAGTCGCGTCTTCCTGTTCCCACGAATCTCGCAGCAGAGCAGGAGCGGCAGGCAACCGAGCAACAGTCAAAAAGGAAAACCAAACGGTTGCGTGTCGGGGCAAGTAGAGCAGCTTATGAGGCCGAACAACAGCGAGCCTTGATCGAACTGACGACTAAGCTCTCCGACACGTCGTACAAGTCGATTGTAGAGGCTCGTCGAAATGGATTTGTCGAGTGGAAACGTTGGCTATATGGAGGCGAGCGGGTTGACATAAAAGGTCATACTCTTGTGCGGGGAAGTCTCGAAGCTCAATCGGTAACGGCGTGGAAGCGAGTTGGCAAGGTTGTGCTTCCCGACGTGGTTCCTCATGCAAAGCGAAGCTTCTTGATTCGAGGTGCCAAGCAAGTCACATTTCCCGTTTACCGGGAAGACCAAGTGGTCACGATTGCCGAATGGCACGCTATCCGAGGTCGCATGGGAGCTTTTTCAGCGTGAAAAAGAGTCGCTTTCTCTACCTACATCCCGAGACGAATTCGGGCAAGGTAGCGTCTTTGGAAGCTCTCCAGACTGAGTACACTTCTTACCTGACGATCTGTGTTTCAACGATGCTCCAGGCTCGTCGATTCAGTCTCCCCAAGGGAGAGAGGCAGGCTTTCTTCCCTCGCTGCTCTGCACTGTCTTCTCAGATCGTCAAGAATGTGAGAGCCCACGCGGTTGCCATCGTGTCGGGCTGGGCGGCCAGCAAGTACACAGTGAAGCTCAGATCGGTTATCAGGGAAAGATTCAAGGGAGGCGAGTTTGACGAGGCGACTCGTTCGGCCCTCTGTATCCTTGGAAAGCGTCTGATCGACGTCCCGTCTGGAAAGGTCACCCAAGAGGCTCTCAATCTTTACTGGAGCTGGCTACTCGACGAAGGTGTAGTTGGAAAGTCTCCGAGGATATCCGACCGGGTGGGAATGCGATTGAGTGAGATGACCTCGATCTTCGGTAAGAGTGAGAACAGCAGGCTCGCTGTTTGGTGGATTGGGTTCAGCCATCTCGAAGCTGGGAAGTCGAGGATTCAACTCCCTCTCGTCGCCAACCCCTACGTGAAGGAAGCATCAGATGTTGCGAAGGGAGTGCTCGCTCGAAAGACCAGGCAAGGACGCTGGCGTTTCGAGGTTGTTGAACGCAAGAAATGGGAAGTGGCAGAGCTTCCCGAGAGCGCTCCCCGTCTGGGAGTGGACGTCGGACTGAACGTGATGGCGGCCACCTCGGATGGAAGGCTTCTGGAAGCTGGGTTGAAGCCGAAATTCAATGCCTTGTATTACACAGTTCGCGATGTTCGAGCAAACCGCCAGCGACAAGGTTTGACGGATGACTCTCCCAGGCTCAACGCTCTTGAAAGCCGGCTCACGGGACTCGTGAAGACGCTGGCGGGTACTTGCGCCAACAAGCTGATCGCCGCCCACCCCGAACATGTCTTTGTTGTTGAGGATCTCGATCTTCGCGGCTGTCGAGGTCAGAAGAGGTTCGCTTATCGAGCCTTGCATCACAGTCTTGAGTCAAAAGCTCCAACCGAAGTTGTCAACCCGGCTTACACTAGCCAGACGTGTCCTAACTGCGGTTTCGTGTCCCGCCGCAATCGAAACGGAATTAAATTTCAATGCTGCTACTGCGGCAAGATCTCCCACGCGGACGTGGTAGGAGGGTCCGGTTTGCTCAGACGTTCTGAGGACAAACAAATCGGTCTCGATGACTACCCCGCTGTGGTGAAGCCGATCCTGGAAGCACGACACGAGGAGTGGAAGAAATTCCAAGCCTCTCTCTGTGCCCTGGGACGGAAGAAAAACGCGCTCGGACCGTCGAGCCGGAGGCTTACTACCGAAGCATCGGGATTTTCCCGAGATCGGCACAGCTTCAAACTGAAGTCGGTTGGAGGTGGTCGATGACCAATTCTTACCAATTTGGAGAACGGTGACGTGAATGCCTCTCGGGGTAAACACCAGCCCTGAACTGGCCAGCGAAATCTCGCGTCTCTACCGCGCCAAGCTCACGACCCGCCAGGTCGCTGCGCAAGTAGGGTTGAGTAAATCTGGCGTGTTGCTTGTGCTGCGTCGGCGGGGAGAAATCATCTCCAGCGGGCAGAGCCGCATGCGATCGCTGCATGATTATGACCTGACGCCGGTCATGGAAGTGCTCGACGGGGAATTGCTTGGTGACGGAGCGTATGCCTGGTCATCGAGTAAGAACAGCGCGCGCTTCGATATGACGGTGGCCAAGACCAACGAGGCTCACGTGGAATTGTTGCACGGGATCTTGTCCAAGCAGATGCCACTGAAGCTGGCTCCATCGACGGGATGGTATCTTTGGAAGGGACAGAAGATCATCTCGGATCGGATGCGGATGACCTCCCTGTTCTCAAGCTCTCTGGCGAACCAAAAGCTGCGCTGGTACCCGGACGGAAAGAAAAAGCAGGCACCTGATGATCTGGTGCTGACTCCAACGGTTCTCCGACACTGGTACTACGGAGACGGATCGATGTGCAGCGGCATCATGCTGTGCTCAGAACGGTACACAGATGATGTCCTTGAGGGGCTTCGGGCAAAGCTGCGAGCCCTAGGATTTGAGACCAAGAGGTACCTGGCACACGGTAGGAGAGGCCGCCTGCACATGGGAATGAAGGATTCTCGACGGTTTCTGGAGTTCATTGGCCCGTGCGAATTGGACTGCTACCGGCACAAGTGGATCATATGAAATGCCAGCTTCAGTCGTCAACGCCATCGTGAACCTCCACCGCGCCCAATTGCGCGGCGTGATCGAACTTGGCGGCGTCCGCAAGATCCAGAAGCTCTACGAGGACATCCGCGCCGAGCTGGAGGCCGACCTCGCCAGCATGGTCCGCGCGGGCACGGGCCAGACATTCACCGCGTTCCACCTGCGGGCCGTGCTCATGCAGGTGCGGGACGGGCTCCGCGCCTTCCAGAAGGGCCTCGCGCCCGAGCTCGCCAACAGCGGCGAGGCGACTGCCCTGCTGGCCCAGCGGCACGTGGTCGGCGCCATCAAGGCGTTCGAGAAGCGCTTCGCCGGGACCGAGCCCGTGCTTGGGCTGGAGGAGGCCGCCGTCTTTCGCCGGGTCTACCGAGGCGTCGAGCCGAGCCTGCTCATGCGCTACCACAAGCTGGTGGGCAACTACCCGCTGCCCACCGTCCAGCGCGTCCAGAACCAGCTCGCCCTCTCGCTGATCAAGCACGAAGGCGTGGACCAGGCCGTGCGGCGCATCGCCTCGAAGGGCGGCATCTTCGACCGGGAGCGGTGGCGGGCGGAACGCATCGTCAGGACCGAGGGATCGTACAGCTACGGCGTGACGTCCCAGCGAAGCATGGAAGAGGTCGCGCACGAGGTGCCCGGCTTGATGAAGCGGCTGGTGACCACATTCGACGCCCGCACGGGGAAGGACTCGAAGCAGCTCAACGGCCAGACCGTGCCTTACGACCAGCCGTTTGTCTGGATGAAAACGACCAAGCACGGCGTCGAGCGGGTAGAATTTCAACACCCGCCGAACAGAAGCAACGATCGCGAGGTCGTCGTCCCCTGGCGCGCCGACTACCCGGCCCCCGCCGCGCACCCCGGCCCTGTGGACCCCAGGATGCCGGCCAGCATGCGGGTCTTCTTCTAGGCCGCCCGGGCGCCCCGAAACTTTTTTCAGTTTCTCGGGCTAAAACCGGGCGAGCGGCCCAATAGTAGGGGCGAGCCAATAACAAAGCTCCATCCATTCCGGACGAGCAGCACCCGGCTCACCTCAAGGAGACACCATGCCATTCGGACCACCGCCCCCCAAAGACGCCAACGCAGGCGCACCCCTTCTCGGCATCAAGGTAACCGAGAAACAGAAGATCACCGGGGACTACCGCATCCCCGGACAGACGTATCTCTGGCGAGAAATCGAGCTGATCGGGATTCACCCCGGCCTGCTCATGGCGAACCTCGAAACGACGGCGCTACCGCTGCCCGGCGACGTGAAACCAAGCGGTGGCTTCGGCGTGCGGGCTCCCAAAGGGAGCAAGAAGTCCGACAACGCTATCGGTGGCGGGGCGGTAGACCAAGAGCTCGCAGAGGAGCCACCGACCGATGCGCGCGACCGCAAGATCATCAAGGCATCGATGACCAGCGCCTACTTGTCACCGACCGACAGGATCACGCTGGTCTGTCCAGCGGAGAACTTGCAGTCGATGTTCATCGACGCTGGCAAGAACCAGCCTCGAACGGGCCTCGCCAGGGCTTGCGGCTCTGCCATCATGATCGAGCCGGACTTCGTTCCGTTCCTCGACCCCGAGACCAACAAGCCGCTGAAATTCGGACGGAACATCCGCGTGGTCGAGCATCCCGTCTCGTCGAGGACTCCCCCCCAGTCCGACGTGCTGGTGCTGCTCTACAAGGCCAAGTCATCGACGGGCAAGCGCATCGCGACGGCGAGACCCTATCTGCCGGCGTGGAAGCTGCGCTTCCGCGTGGGGCTCGACGCGTTCATCTGGGCCATGGGGGCAGCCAACGAGGCGAAGGCCGACGAGATATTCAGTGAGAACGTCCTGGCCTATGCCAGCGGATACGTCGGGCTCATGGCTTGGCGGCCGGGCGCCCCGAAGGGGCCGGGCCGCTTCGGGCGCTACCAGATCGTCAAGTACGAGAAGGTCAAGGCGTAGATGATTTTCCCCGCTGGCAGACTGCCGTCACCGCCGCTGTGTTGTCCGGCGATGAACGGGGCTACCTTTCTGCCAGCGGGGGTTTGTTTTTTCTGGGCTGTGCGCCGCGAAGAGTGGCCCCGCACGGCGAAGCCAAGCACAGTTCAACTTTTCTCCGTCATCACCTGGCGCGGCCCCGCATCGCCTCGCGAAGCGCCGCAAAGCACAGTTCACGGTTTCTCCACCAATGCCCGGCAGCGCGGTGCCAAGCTCGGCGTGGCAAAGCACAGTTCAACTTTTCACTACGCCACGGCCAAGCCTCGCGGAGCAGCGCTGTGCTCGGCCAAGCACAGTTCACTATTTCAACACTTCTCCGCTCCGCGCAGCGAGGCCCCGCACGGCGAAGCCAAGCACAGTTCAACTTTTCCCCCATGACCAGGCCCAGCCACGCCAAGCTTCGCCACGCCCCGCTAAGCACAGTTCAACCACCAACCAAGGACACAACATGCGAGTGAAACTTTCCGATCTCATCTTCGACAAGAAACTCTATCCACGCGTCGAGGTCAACTGGGTGACCGTCGTCAGCTACACCGACGCCATGCGGGCTGGCGAGAAATTCCCGCATATCGAAGTCGTCCAGCAGGGCGACAAGTGGCTCGTCGTGGATGGCTGGCATCGGTCGCACGCGGCCAAGGCGGCGCATCTCGAAACTATCGAGGCGGTCGTCATCGAGGCCCCATCCGATCGTGACCAGTTCCTCCGCGCCGTCGAGACCAACCTTCGCCACGGGCGCCATCTGAGCCCCTACGAGCGGGCCTGCATCGCGCAGCGGCTCTGCTCGGCCGAGTTCAAGTGGAGCCAGTCCAAGATCGCCGGCTTCCTCCACATGACCAAGGACAGCCTCAAGCGCATGCTCCGCAAGCGCGCGACCACCCCGGCGGCAGGCGCATGGCTCGGCAAAATCCACAAGGCCCCGCTGCAACACCTCGTCGCGCAGGGCGAGGTCTCCTCGGAAGCGGAAGAAGCGGAGAGCATCCTTGCGGTCAAGAACCAGCAGCACCTCTTCAGCCAGGCGCTCGTCGTCTTGGAGAGCGGGATCGTCGACTTGGGCGACCCGAAGCTCTGCGCCATCCTGGACCAGCTCGCCGGCTGGTTCCGGGAGAACCGCCCGCGGGTTCGCGCTGGAATGGAGAAGGCGGCGTAAAGAGTTTTTCCGGCGCGGGGCCATGGCGAGGCGCCGCCGGGCAAAGCACAGCACAGTTCAACTTTTCTTCCATCGCTGCGCCATGCCCGGCGCGGCTCGGCACAGCACAGCACAGTTCAAGCACGGCCCGCCCTCGCAAGGGGTGCGGGCTGTGGTGATATTTGACATGCGCCTTTTGCTCGTGACAGACTTGGCCTGCAAGAGGGTCAATGTCGGCCAGCAAGAGCGAGCCAGGGCGTCTCCAACCGTCGATCAACGCTGAAATTCCAGCCGAGATCGAGCGAGAGGTGCGCCAGCCGCACCAGGACCGCTACCTGACGGAGGAGCGCCGCGAGAGCGGCGGCCTGTCCGACGACCCGACGGAGAGCGGCGAGCCGGTGAAGAACCGCCGCAGCTACGCGAACCTGACGGGAGGTCGTTGATGCCAAGCCCACGAGACATCGCGCTCAAGGTGAACGACAAGTCCCTCTTCGCCGACGGCGAGGCTGGCTACGACGCGAACGCGGGCTGCCCCAGCGCCGTCGCGGGCACGCGCCCGGCCACCGATTACGCTGCGAACCCCGTCAACCCGGCGGAGCCAGCGCCGCCCTGCAAGAACATGAAGAGGTGACCCATGGCCGAGCTCCAGCACGAATACCAGGACTGGGCCGCCCGCAAGGCAGGCCAGGGCGCGACCCCCGATGGCGCGATGCCGGCGGGTGACAGCTCCAGCGAGCACCAGACCGACGCGGGAGAGCCCCCGCCGCCCGCGCCCGAGTGCGTGAGCCACGCCGCGGAGGAGGTCACCGAGGCCATCGACATGCTCGAAAAGGCCAAGGGCCAGGTCGAGGAGCCCGACGACATCCAGGCCGTCATCGACGCGCTCACGGAGCAGCAGCAGGCGCTGACCGAGAAGGCGAAGGAGCTGGAAGAGGCGGCGGCCGAGAACGCGGACGAGGACGAGGACGACGACGAGACACCGGAGCCCACGCCGGCGCCAGCGGGCGCCTAACGGACGACTCCGCTCATCATTTTGGAGGCACCATGGCCAGCGAAGAAACAGGACACGGCGAACCGAAGGATCCCCTGGACGACTACGACCGCGCCCACGGCAAGCCCGACAACGGCCCGCCGAAGATCAGCGAAGAAGATGCGTGGGGGGGCAAGCTTAACCCCGTGATCGAGACACCGCTCGCCGCGAGCGGGCTCAAGGCGGTCGGCGGGAAGTAAATGCCCCAGGCCGTCTTCATCTGGCACAGCGGCGCGCTGACGGTTCAGTCGGTAGCGTCGCTGTGTGACGCGTCGGCGGACGCCATCGCGACGAGCTTCCAGGGCACGTACACGGCGTCCCAGGACTTGCGGCTGACCGTGGTCGGCGCGACCTCTGGCTCGCCGTTCGTGGTCCCGATGGGGTCGGTGGCCACGGCGCGCGCGGTGCTCATTCGCGTCGTCAATGGCGCATCCATCACGGCAGTTATCACCAGCGCAGCGGGCACGAGCAAGATCAACGTCAGCTCGCTGTTTCTCTGGAGTTCACCAAACCCGGGAGACGAGATCACGGCGATCAGCCTCGTCGGAACCGCGGACGTTAGAGTCCTGATCGCCGGTGACGTTTCCTGACCCTGGAGGTCTTCCATGTCCATTCAAGCAGTCCTCGATTCCGGCAACCTCAACCAACTGGCGGACGCGGCCGGCGCTCTCGGGCTCGGCACCCTCCTCGGCTACATCACCGAGAATCTGAGCTACACCGAGACGGGCATCCCGGTCACGTCCAACGTCGCCACCCTGGCGAACGCACCGGTGGCCAACGGCCTCTTCCAGTGCAAGGCCACGGCCGGCACGACCCAGGGCGTGAATAAGCTGCGCCAGGGTCCGATCACGGGCGCGAACGCCATCGTACCCGCCACGGGCGAGTGCGTCTGGGACGGCAACGTGAGCGTGCTCTTCGCGGCCGTCGACGCGGTCAGCGCCGCGAGCTTCACCTACGCGGTCGCGGCCGACCTGTCCTCGCGACTGCTGTCCGATCTCACCCACGGCGTATCGACGCTGTAGTTTTCTCTCCGTTCCCCCTCGACAACTGAACCCCGCAGACTCTCCACACGCCACCACCGGGCGGTAAACCGGCGAGTACAGGAGACGCCATGGCTGACCAACTCCCCCTCACACCCGATCCAAATGCGGCCGCTCCGGCGGCTGCTGCCACGCCTGCGGCCTCAGCGGCTGCGGCTACTCCGGCGCCACAACAGAGGGGCACCAACCGCACCCCCCCCAAGGTGCGGACTCAGCAGCAACAGCCGAGCGGTCTGCGCAAGGGCTGGATGGACGTCGAGGGCGTGCCGATGCCGGAGTCGGCGTACCGAATCCGCATTCGGAGAGATGCCGCCTCACTGATCAGAAAGCAGACCGGCATGAGCCTGGAGGACGCAGTGGCCTTCATCAAGTCGAAGGGCATCTCGGCACCGGCCGGCGGCGGGCAGTCGGCAGCAGCCAACACGGCGACGCAGGCGCTGCAGCAGATCCGGGCAGAGAACGAGAAGCTGCGCAAGCAGAATGAGCGAGTCGCGCGCGAGAGCGGCCAGAAGATCAAGCACCTCGAAAAGCGGCTGCGCAACGCCCAGGACGCCCGCGTCGAAGCGGAGGTCTTGGCAGAGGCTCGGCTGGCCGGGATCACCGAGCCAGATTACGCCGAGACGGCCATGAACCTCTTCGCCAAGGCCGCGCTCAAGACGCCGGAGCTAACGCCCCAGGCGTTCTTCGCGCAGCTTCTCACGCGGTCCCCGGCGCTCTTCACGCGAGCGGCGCCCCCGCCGCCAGCACCGCCGCCGGCCACCGTCGCGCCAGACACGGCGCCACCGGAGTCGGCCGCAGCCGGAGAAGTGCGGCCCGTGCCCGCGCCGGCGGGCACCCCGCCGAAGGAAGTCAATGCGGAGGAAATGTCCACGCAAGAGTTCGCCGCCCACCAACGGAGGTATGGCTTTGTCTCCGGGCAGGCGTGAAAGGTTCTGCATTTGATCCCCTCGTTGGCACGAGCGTTCGCGAGGGGCAATTTGACGTGGATGTCAAATTGTGAGATCCCAATAGTAGGGGCGCGAGCGCTCATCCAACACAGGAGCTAACCCATGGCCGATTACCCCAATGGTTCGATCGTCAACACAAGCTTCAACGCCGGCGTGGTTTCGGCAGTCCAGGACCGTACGCTCCAGCGCACGTTCCGTGACCCGCTGTTCCCGAGGCTGCTGTACCGCCTCGAAGCGGTGGCGGAGCTCTGGCCGGTCAACTTGGGCGCGAACCAGACCTTCACGCGGGCCGGGCTCATGCAGCCCACCACGCGCCCGCTGAGCCCGAACGCGGAGGTGCCGACGGCACAGTACCCGATCGAGCAGTGGGAGGCCACGGCGCAGCAGTTCGGCACCGGGATCGACACCCACATGCCGACCAGCTACGTGACGCTGGCGAGCCAGTACCTGCGCAACATGCACCAGCTCGGGGTGCACGCGGGCCAGAGCCTGAACCGCACCGTGCGCGACAAGCTCTACAACTGCTACGTCGCCGGCAACACCGTGGTCGTCGCGGCCGGCTACGGCGGCGGCTCCGCGCTCCCGGTGCAGAACCTCTGCGGGTTCACGACCCAACTCTTCAACGGCCGGCAGACGGTCGTCAGCGCGACGAACCCGCTGCCCATCACGATCGGCGGCGTCGCCAACACCGTGGTCGGCTTCACCTCGAACATCGCGGGCGACAGCATCCACTCGGGAACGCTGACCCTGGGCACCGCGGTCGGCGCGATCGCGGGCCGCGTGGTGGTTCTGGCCTCGAACGCCTCGCTGATCCTCTACTCCGGCGGTGGAGCCCGCGTCGACGACGTGACCGCGTCCGACCAGTTCCGCATGGCGGACATCCGCGCGTCCGTCGCGCAGCTCCAGTTCAACAACGTGCCCACCCACGAGGACGGCACGTACCACTATCACCTGGACCCGATCTCGCAGTCGGAGATCTTCGGCGACAACGAGTTCCAGCGCCTGAACCAGTCGATGCCGGACTACATCCACTACCGGAAGTTCGCCATCGCGTTCATGCTCGGGTGCACCTTCTACCGGAACACCGAGGCGCCGAACGTCGCGACGGACAACCCCGATCCGACGGTCGGGTACACCACGGCCTTCGAGGAGACCAACCCGGCGGGCATCAACCTGCACCGGCCCATCGTGACCGGCCAGGGCGCCATCGAGGAGAAGTACCTCGACGAGTCGAAGTACATCTCCGAGGCGGGCGTGCAGGGCAAGATCGGCGAGTTCGCCGTGGTGAACGGCGGCATGCAGATCATGACCGAGCGGATCCGGCTCATCCTCCGTGCGCCGCTGGACCGCCTCCAGCAGACCACGTCGGCCGCCTGGTCCTTCTCGGGCGACTGGGCCATCCCGACCGACGCCACCGCGACCTCGAGCAACGCGCAGTTCAAGCGGGCCGTCGTCACCGTCCACGGCTAACCGTCGTGAGGCCATCGTGCAGGCGCGCACCAGACATCCGGCCGTCCATTCGACGGCCGTGGTGCGCCCGCGCAAGTTCACGCCAGCTTCGGCTGGCATGAAGTCGTCGCATTTCGGTGCTTCGACTTTCGGTCGGACTCGTTCCGACCTTGCGGTGGACTTCGGTCCACCATTTCCGTCGACGTTGACGAAGGGCTTCGGCCCTACCCGCTCATGTCAACGGAGTCCAGCAGGTGGTCTTGTGGTGTTCGCCCCTGGCCGCGTTAGTGCCAGTGTAAGGGCGTCGGCTTCGGCCGTTCACCCTGACCCACTCTGACCCCTGCTGGATCTACTTTTCCGCATCTCGTGGAAAAAGGAGACCCGGACAATGGCACAGCAGAACCAGAACCCCAGCCAGCAACAGCAGACCGAGCAGAGGCCCGTCGAGCCGAAGCTCCACACGTCGCCCAAGGAGCGCAAGTTCCTGGTCACGGAGTCCGCTGAGATTCCCCGCGGTGGTTCGTCCTATCTGCTGCGCAAGGGCAAGACGATCTCCAGCCACGGGTACGACATCGAGGCGCTCAAGCGCCAGGGCGTCAAGCTCACGGAGGTTCCCGAACCGGGGAACTAGAGTTCATGCCGGCAAGTCCACTCGCCACGCTGACAGAGGAAGAGAAGTCGCGGGTCCGATACCATCTCGGAGTTCCGCAGACCGATCCTGTGGCATCTGTGCAGCTTGGCTTTCCGGCTTCCGCGCAGCCCGCGTTTCTGGTCGAGCACGCGATGGAGTTGATCCCCGCCACGGCCATCGCGACGATCCGAAACGTGATCGCGAGGTGCGACGCGACCGACTGCGGGATCTTCGAGTCGCAAGATCGGCTCGTCGCCAAGTCGGTGGACGAGGTCGATCTGAACCCCGACGAGGCGGTTCTGCGCCGCCGCGAGTACCGCTTCTGGGTGCAGAAGCTGGCCGACAACCTCGGCGTGCCGTACAACGCCTACGCAGCAGCTTTCCAGTCCGGCGGCCCCATGCCGCTGAACGTCCCCGTTTTCAACTGAGGAGATCACCATGGCGCTCATCGTTTGCAACCTCACATCTTCCGCCGTCACGCTCGCGCGTGGCGCTCGCACCATCGTCGTCCCGCCCAAGGTCGGCAGCCTCACCTACGGGCCGCCGGTCGATGTGACGAGCACCCTCCAGGGGCTCGCGGCCGGGGACTACACGGCGCTCGAAAGCCAGCGAGCGGGGACCGTGGCGTACTACTGGACGACTGGCGTTCCCGAGTTCGCGGTCGGCACCCTCACGGTGGCAGCGAACGTGAACGGCGTCGCTGTGCTGAATACGACCACCACGGTGACGGGCGTCGTCGAGACGCGGAAGGTGGGCTTCCCCTCCACGACCAAGGCGGCTGACTACGTTTCCGTGGTGAACGCGGTTCAGCCAGCCTCGGGCGCACAGGCGATCGCTCTCCAGCCCGACCAGCCCCGCAAGCTGCAGGTCAACATCGTGACCGGGTCTACGACCGGCACGATCACTCTCGTCGGCGTCGGCGCCAACGGACAGGCCGTGACGGACGCCATCGACATCTCGGTGGGCGTCGGCACCCGGACGACCGTGACCGCGAACGCCTACGCCACGCTCACCAGCGCGACCATCTCGTCGCTGACCGGCGCCGCCGGCACGGTGGGCATCGGCCTTGCGGACTCGCTTGCTCTGCCGACGAACACGACGCCGGCGGCGACCTCGCTCGTCGTCTTCAAGGAGCAGTGCAACGGTCTCGATGAGACGATCGGAACGGTCGACACCACGGCGATGACCGTGGCGCCCACCACGCCAGCGGACGGGGCCCACTCGTTCGACTTCTGGTACACCATCACCATCACGCCGGTGAGCCCGGCGCACAACCACACCCTCGCGTAGGAGGCTCCCATGGCCGCCGTCACTTCGAAGAACATCATGACCGAGGACCTGGGGGAAGGAAACTTCCGCCAGACGGAGATGACCGGCATGCCGGCCGTCGACGCTCGCCAGTCTTGCACCGACGCCACCCGCCCTGCCGCGAGCACATTCCTGCCCGGCACCGGCATCTGGAACAGCAGCGCGGCGCAGTGGCAGTACAGCGACGGGACCAACTGGTACACCGCCGGCGGCGTGCTGGTCTGATCGGGAGGCCTCGATGGCCGGAGATCGGACGCAACAGAACGACCCCGCTGCGGAGCTACCAGAGCTCTCCGGGGCCGTTCACCCGCTCCGGCCCGACGAGGTGAAGGCGAGCCTGATGAGCAGGCTCGTCCCGAGCATCGACAAGATCCGCCAAGTCGCGAGTGACTTGGGTCTTCGCCCATATCGGGTCTTCATGGTCCACGTGCTGTGGACCGGGGACCGCCCCGGGGACGGCCAGCCGGTAGAGATCAGCCGCAGGGAGATCTTGCCTACCCCGCGCATCCGCGACATGAGCGCCACCACCGAGGTGCTTTCGTCCTTCGGGCGCGTCGAGGAAGGCGGCATCGTCGTCGACCGCATCAGCGCCAAGCTGAGCGAGGACGACCTGCTGGGTGTGACGCCAGACCTGCTCGATCCGGCCATCGCGCGCACCGGGAAGCGCAACGGCGAGTTCTTCTGGGAGGTCCAGGAGAACCGGCCCGGCTTCCCGCGGACGATCCCCCGTCGCTACGTGCCCTCTGGCACGCCGACCCTGATGCGCGGCGGGCTTCATTGGCGGCTCCCGCTGGCCAAGCAGATGGTGAACCGCAGCCGGAACCAGACATTCGACCGGAGGGTGCAGTAGTGGCGGCCACGGTCAACATCCGCGATCTCGTCAAGTGGCCGAAGGCCACGGTCGATCGCTACGTCGGCGCGATGACGAAGGAGATCCAGACGTCGCTCAGGGTGCACGGTCCAGCGATCATCCAGACCATCATCGACAACCAGCGCCCCTACAAGCCCGTGAACACCGGCGAGTACCGGCGCAACTGGAAGGTTCGCAATATCTCGGGCGGCGCGCTGCTGTTCAACCCGACCTTGCAGGCTGGCATCATCGAGCGCGGCCGCCGGCCTGGCGTCGGCGTCTCGCGCGAGGGCCAGGAGGCGCTGGCCCGCTGGGTCCACCTGCACGGGATGGACAAGGCCGACGCGCTCACGAAGCGGCAGCGGGCCATTCGGCGCCGGCTCCGAGCGGGCGGGATCGCGAAAGAAGGCATGCGGGCACGCACGCGTTGGTCACAGGAGAACCGTGCGCGCGGCATCGCGTTCCTGATCGCCCGGGCCATCAAACGGCGTGGCCTGCCGGCCAAGCACATCCTCGGCCAGGCGAAGCCGATCATACTCATGCAGGTCGTGCGCGACGTCGAGGGCGTGCTGGTGCGAGGCGTGGCATGAACGCCGTGAACCTGAACTCCATGCCCCAGCAGATGCCGCTGGCGCAGTTCAGCCGGAAGGCGAGCATCGGCGTGCGCAATGCCCTGGCGGTGGCGCTGGGGCGGCTCGTGCAGGGGATGACCTTCCCGGGCAGCCAGGCGCAGAACTTCGCGGCCGTCTACGACGAGTGGCCGGACTTCAACGACGCCGGCGTCTTCCCTGCGGCGTGCATTCTCCCCGGAGAATTTCGTTACGCCGACTCGCAGATGACCCCGAGGCTGCTCGAAGACACCTGGGAGCCCAAGGGCATGCCGGGCTGGGGCCTCGAAAAGACGGCCGAGCTGCAGACGGAGTTCCAGCTCGTCGTGCGCACGAACCTGCCTGCCGAACGCGCGCAGCTCATGCAGGCGATCGAGGATCTGTTCGAGCCGGAGAGCAACTTCATGGACCTGCGAGGCCCTCGCTACGGTCTGGTGGTGCCACTCCCGGAGTACTACGGCCTCCATGGCAGGTTTGCCCTGCTGTCAGGCGCCGTGATAGATTCCGAGGACACGGCCATGCGCGAGAAGCGAGATGCAGCGTTCACGGTTTCGGCAAGCGCCCCCAAGGTGCAGGTCGCGCCCGTCTGGCCCATGGCCATCTCGGTCACGAGGCAGATGGTCGACGGCGCAGGCAACGTCATCGACATGTCAACTTTCGTAGCTCCTTGAAGGAGGCCCCATGTTCTTTTTTCGCACGACCCTGATGCCGAGTCTCCAGCAGCTCCTGCAACTGGAGCAGATCGTCGTCGTCGACAACGCCGGCCCGAACCAAGTGGTCGGCCAGGCGACCGTGCGCGCGGTGTGCGTGGGCGAGTTCGTCGCTGGGCCGTTCGTGCCGACGGTCGTCCAGACGCCGGGCGACATCCAGAACCTCTTCATGCCCGACCCGACCAAGATCGCGCTCATCAGCCAGAGCGGGTTCGATCCGACGACCGCGGCGCAGGACGGCTCGGGCGTCGCGTTCGACGGCAACGGCTGGGCCGAGCTCAAGGGCAAGACCTTCTCGGGCCTCGTCATCCAGCGCGTCGACTGCGACATGGTGGTGGCGAACAGCAGCATCGCCAAGGCGTTCGTGGCATTCACGGTCACGGTCAACGCCGCCGAGATCACGAACGGCGTGACGAACAAGGACATCATCATCCCGGCGGGCACGCGCTTCGCCGACAACACCATCGGACTCGCGACTGGCGTGGTGGCGCTCTCGCAGAACCTCCGGATCCCCCAGGGCACGACCTGCGGCGGCTCGTTCTCGATGGCGATCAGCTTCACCCAGGACTCCACGGGACTTTTGACGTACGTCACCTCGGGCGCTACGACCGGCGCCACGGCGTTCTTCGTCAAGGGCCAAACCCTGGGGTCGGCGGCACTCAATACGCCTATCGACACGGCCCTCCCGGGCGTCAACGCCGGGACCGTCATCGCGGCCTCGGGCGTCTCCTCGATCAACGCCAGCGACGCGGCGACCGCCATCTTCGCTCCGGCTGCCGGCGGAGCCCAGCCGACCGGAATGTCGCTCTGCATCGCCCTCAATTACCCCGCCGCGATCAACAAGACGCTGCCGGGGGTGGATGCGACCAACGATATCGTGGCGATCTGGTCGGCGCGCAACTACCAGGGCCTGTCGGCCGACGCCGGGAAGGCGATGCGGGCGAACCTCTGGAACAACGCCGTCAACTCCAGCGCGGGCGCGCGCGGGCGCGTTGCCATGGTCACGGCGGCCCCGGCGACCAGCGCCACGCCTGCCGAGCAGACGACCGCGAAGGGCGTCTACACGGGCCTCATCTCCTCCGACAGCATCACCGGCGACAACGCCGACCGCTTCTGGACCAACGGCCCCTACGTCGAGGTGTTCTCGACCGAGCTGAACGCCGACATCCAGGTGAGCTCGTGCGGCGCGCGCGCGGCCATGAAGGTCAACCTGGCGAACGCCGGCCAGAGCCAGTACCTGACGTCCTGTGGCGCTCCCTACAACGCCGGCATTCAGGCGATCGATGCCCAGGAGCCATGCTTCGCGTCCAACCCGCTCCTGGAGGCGGACTACATCGCGATGAAGGCCGCGGGCGTGGCGTGGCTTTGCAAGGACCGCAGCGCCGGCTGGTGGTTCTACTCTGGGGTGACCGGCGTCAACCCGGTCACCAACAGCAGCCGCATCGACGACAACCGCCGGAGCTTCGCCGACGAGATCCAGGACACCGTCTTCGCGCTCGCCACGAAGTACAGCAAGCTGCCGGGCACCCAGGAGCGGCAGGATGCCTTCGCCAGCGACATGACCCTCTACCTGGAGGGCCTGGTCAACCCCGGCATCGGCGAGAGCCGCGCCCTGGCCTACTACGTGGCGGATGGAGCCGCCGCGGGCAACACGGCCGCCCTGAACGGCAAGGGGGTCTTCCTCTACCAACTCCAGGTTCAGATGTACGGCTCGGAGAAGACCATCGTCATCAACAGCATGATCGGCCCGAACGTCGTGATCTCGCAGGCCGCGTAAGGCGCGTAAAGGAGCAGTCCCATGGCAAACGACTTCCGAATTCTTGGCCGAGACACCACCCTCCGGCTGACCTCGAATGGGGTGCTCCAGAGCGAGACGACCGCGATCAAGGTATCGCACTTCAAGCCGGTCGTGACCTTGCTCTCCGAGGGCTTCCTCGGCGAGGCGGCCAAGCGGCAGCGGGAGATCTTCGACGAGATCGACGTCGGCTTCACGGTCGAGCCCGAGGGCGAGCAGATCTTCCAGGTGCAGTACGCGCTCTACCAGCGCGCCCGCACCGGCCAGAACACCACGCAGCTCAACCTGAGCTTCCGCCTGGCGTTCCCGTCGGGCGTGATCTTCAAGATCAGCATTCCGGACCTGAAGTTCAGCGACATCGGCGGGCTGGACGCCGCCGGGCGCGAGTCGTTTGACACGATGTCGTTCGCGGCGAAGTCCGACCGTTACGTTCCACTCTTCTAGGAGGACCACAATGATCAAGTGTGAGAAGTGCGCAGCAACGGGTGCAATAGCTTACGTTCCTACGGGGACACCAAATGGGCCACAGGCAGAGACGTTTCCTATCACTGTCTGCCCGGAGTGCGGTGGACACGGGACCAAGCTGAGCTACGAGGAAGTGCGCCAGTTGCGCAATGAAGAAAATGCGGCCGAATACAAACGCACGCACCCGACAGTCTAGGAGGACCCCATGGCCGAGACCCCGAACCTGCAAGCGGCCGCGTCCGCGCTGACCGCTCGCCTGCCCCGCCACACGTTCACGTTCCCCCCGGACAAGTTTGTCGTGGGGAAAGATGGTCAGCAGATTCTGATCTACAAGAGCCCGCGTGAACTCGACACCGACCCGACCACCGTAACGATCCGCCAGCTCACCGTCGAGGAAGAGATGGCGACGATGGCCGCCAGCCGGGTCAAGAACGTGGACTTTTCCTACGAGGCGACGATGCGCGCGGTCGTGGCAGCAGACGGCAAGCCCATCACATGGGAGAACGACCAAAAGGAGTCATTCTACCGCGGGCTGTCGTCCATGGTGCGCGATCTCGTCATCCAGAGCTTTCAGAAAATCTCGCTCCCATCGAAGGCACTCTCTGACGATTTTTTAGCCAGCGAGAAGGTCGAGATCGCAGCCTAGCGAAACTCGAACAGAAGCTGTGGGACGACATCGCTTACATCGCCCGGTACGGACACCAACCACTTTCTGAGATACTTCGCCTCACGAGGGCAGAGCTGGGGGCCTTTCGCGAGGCCATTTCGCGGATCGTCGAAAAGGAAAACACCCCCAGCAAACCCACCGCCCCGTGAACTGAATGGCCGAAGCAGAACGCACCACCGCCGTCGAGGGCTTGGCCCTCACGCTGAAAGACCAGGCGAGCGCACCCGCCGAGAAGGTGGCCAGCGCGTTCGAGCGCGTGCACCACGCTTCCGAGCGGGCGCGGGAGAAGGTCGGCGAGTTCGCGCGCAGCGCCGCCATGGGCGCCCTGGGGGCCGTCGGGCTGGGCCTGGGGTTCAGGGAGATCTGGGAGAAGGCCAAGGACGCGAACCTCGAACTTGAGAACGCGGCCAAGCACGTCGCGGGCGTGCACTTCGCGTTCGGCGGCTGGCGCAGCGACGTCTCGGCCACCGAGCGGTGGAACTACTCTCTCTCCGAGGGCACGGAGATCGTCGAGAAGCTGGAGGGTGCCGAGAGCCGCCTGCACAAGACGCGAGGCGAGCTGGCCAACGTCTACAAGTCGGCCTACGCGATCGGGACGCGCCACAACCTGAACCAGCAGCAGATGCTCGACCTGACCGAGAAGCTGGCGTCCAGCGAGATCGTTCTCGGAACCAGCGCCGAGATGGCGGCCTTGAGCATCAGCCGGGCCGTGATGACCGGCAACATCCGCGGCTTCGACGAGTTTAACAAGCATCTCAAGTTCTCCGTCGGGAACATGAAGGAGTTCCACAAGATGTCGGAGGGCGCTCGCTTCGCCCGCATCCAGAAGGCGCTGGGGGATCTGCGCCCGGCGGCCGAGGGGATGGGCCAGGGCATCGCCGGCGCCATGGCCGACATTCGGATCGCCGTGGACAATATCACGCGGGATCTGAGCGGGCCGGTCTTCCAGGACGTCGCCAAGAGCCTCAAGAGCTGGGCGCATGAGATCAGCCACGTTCGCGAGGACGGCAAGAGCATCGCGTCCGAGTACGGCAGGGACTTGGTCAGCGCATTCCACACGCTGAAGGACGTGACAGCGTTCCTGTACGACCACTGGAAGGAGATCGCCGCGATCTGGGGGTCGATGAAGTTCGCGAGTTGGATGGGGCCAGGTGCTTTTGATGGCGGTGCGGCGGGCGGCGCAGGTACTGTGGTGACTACCGTCACGGGAAGGCTCAGTGAGTTTGCGAGAAAGCTCGCAGCCGCAACGGGCGCATTGACGGCCTGGTACTTACTGCTGGAAGCTGGGGCATCGAAGCTTGACAAGTGGCAGACCGGGCATATCCAGACTCAAGCGCGCTGGGGCGCCGGGAGTGTGCTGGAAGGCTCGACTGGCAAGACCGCAGCTCGGCACATGGAAGCATTCCGTGGAATGCTAGGTGAAGAAGGCTTCCAAACCGACTACAAAGATGCGATGGCGAAGGCCAAGGAAGCCTTCATTTCCTACCAGGCCGCGTACGGAGCGGATGTAATTAGTCGCGCAGGAGTGAACAAGGGGCAGGCATCGGCGGCGTGGGGAGCGATGTCCGAAGATGCCAGAGCGAAGCAGGCAACCGCATTGGGGCTGGCATCGTCTGCGACCGGACAAGAGTTCGTGAACAAGCTCGACGAGATGGTCAAGCTCCTGTCAGGTTTGCTGCCCACGGTCGCGACGGCGACCGACCCGCACCTGAACAAGAAAGGCCCGCCGGTCATCAACATCGGGCACGTCGCCTTCACCCAGGAATTCAAGGAGGCCGACCCCGACCGCGTCTTCCACAAGGCCATCAACGAGATCGACCACATGGTCAACGCGCCTCGGGGCGCGACCACGAACGCGCTGGGGGCGTGATGGCGGACGCGTCGGCACAAGGGCTCATCGAGATCGTCCCCTTGGAGGGAGACTACCCGACGATCAGCCTTACCGGCGGCGGGCTCCCGTACAAGGGCGTCACGTTCCCGCGCGAGCAGCGGGGCAAGACGACCTGGTATCCGGGCAACCCCGTGGCCACGCAGACCGTGACCGGTCCGATCCGCCCGCCGACCACCATGACCGGCCGGTGGATGGACTTCGACCTCGGCGAGGGCGGCGCGCGCGCCCTGGTCCTGCAATTCGACGAGTTGATCGACAGGGCCATCCCGGTCGAGGTGCGGTGGGGCGGGCGATCGCTCAGCACGGGCGAAGACCCGGCCATCACGCAGCGCGGGTACATCAAGAAGTTCGAGCCGAAGTACCAGCGCTCCCAGGACATCGAGTGGTCCATCACGTTCGAGTGGCGAGGCGACGTGCTGCAGACCCAGCCGCCCTCGTTCGCCCTCGGCGGCATCGTCAAGCAGGATAGCTTCTCCGAACTGGCCGACCAACTCGCCACCACCCAGGAGGCCACCCAGAGTTGGATCGACATCGCGTGGTCGGCGATCGCCACCGGCACGAACGAGATGCTGGCGGTGTCGGACGCGCTCGACGAGGTGCAGAACGCGATCTTCCAGGCGACCTACGTGGCGAACGGCGCATCCGACATGCTCCAGACGGCGGCACAACTCCCGAGCGCCGTCGCCGACCGGATCCGAGGCATGTGCGATCTCGTGATCATGGCGTGCGCGAACGCCCGCGCGGCTCTCCAGGCAGCGTGCGGGCTGTTCTCCGGAGTGATCGCCGCCCAGCAGAGCGGGCAGGTGGACCAGGCAGTGGCGCAGGCGTTCCAGGTCCAAGCGGCGCGCGCGAAGCTCGCAATCTTCCCGACCGACGACCCGATGGTCAGGTTGGACGGCCAGACCACGCAGTTCGACCTGATCTCCACCTGGGACGCGATGGCGGCGCAGGCATCACAAACGGCAGCGGCCATCGCGGCGCAGCAGGTGCCGGACATCATCGCGGTCGTGCGCCCGCCCGCGGGTAGCGACCTGCGCGACTTGGCGATCACCTACTACGGCAATCCCGATCTCTGGATCTTGATCGCCGACTTCAACGACCTCGACTCCAGCGAAGTGCCCGCTACGTCTACGGGTCCAAGCGACATGGGCGCGCCGCCCATCTACATCCCCGCTCAGGCAGACTACGCCACGATGCTGAGCGAGGTCTGGGGCGACACCCCAACCGCGGGAGCGACGCAGTGAGCGAGCCACGTTTTTACCGCCCCGCGTGGTTTCTCCGCTTCTTCGTGCGGCTGGAGGACTTCGGGCGGGCCAACGAGGACAGCACGCAGGACGGCCAGAAGCCCTACCAGGACGCGAAGGCGACCCTGGCAAGCCAACAGCAAGCCGTCGAAGCGCAAATCGCACAGGAGGCAGCAGGGGGCGCCACAGGGGCAAGCCGTACGCGGTCCACGCTCATCGGGCTGACCGGCTCGTCCGCCAGGCTTCAGCGGCAGGCGGCAACGACCAGCCAGGACCCGGGGGCGGGCCCCAAGGGCAAGGGCGATGCCTTTTCGTTGCGCTACGTCACCGTGCCGAACGAGCTGGACCTGGAGGACAAGGGGTTCCGCACCGCGAACGAGTTGACCGCCAGCTTCCCCTATCAGGACCTGCCGCTGGACCCGCGCATCATGCGGGAGTGCGGGGTGGAGGCATGGGTCGGCACGGTCACGGTGGACGAGTTCGCGACCCCGGCCGGCTGGCACCTCAAGCCAGAGCTGAGCAAGACCAGCATCCTGCGGTTCAAGGGCTATGTCGATCTTCCCGAGATGGAGCACGACGAGAACGAGGGGACCGTCCACATCAAGGCGCGCAGCTACGAGAGCGTTCTGATCGACGGCAAGATCGCCGCCACCGCGAAGGCGTACCGCATCCACGGCGCCGGCGGGCGCGAGCCGATCACGACCTACGTCAACCGCATCCTCTCGCTCTATCCACCGACATCCGGGAACACCGGCGGCGACGCCTTCCGCGCGTACTGGTACGCTGCCGACCCCACGAAGGAGCCCTACCTCGACCGGAAGACGCTCGTGCGCTCCCTCCAGACGGCCGCGAGCCGGAACGCCGGGAACCCGGGCGGCGGCACGGGCGGCGAAGGCCAGCAGAAGGCGGACGACCCCAACGCGGCTCCGGACGCCGGGGGGACGGGAGATAGCGCAGATGCCGGCTACCCGGCGATGCCTCCGAAGGCGGTCGATGCCGACGGCATGAGCATCTGGGATCTCATCACGCAGGCATGCGAGCTGTGCGGCTGCATCCCGATGTACTCCCCGTCGCTGCCTCCGTTCACGCCGAGCGGCGCTGGGATCTCGACGGCCCCGACGATCAACCCGGCCAACTGCCTGCTCATCACCCCACCCCAAGCCTTCCTCGACGACATCGACAGCGCGGTCAGGATCCAGGGCGGCGCGCGCGACGGGTTCCAGCGGGCCTTCGTCCAGAACGGGGCGCAGATCCAGAGCGACGTGCGCTTCATGGTGTGGGGCCACAACGTCGCGAAGATGAAGCTCTCGCGCAAGATGGGCAAGGTCCGCGTGAGCGCCGTCGAGGTTCGTTCCTACAACCCGGACGCAGATCCCAACAAGCGAGTCTTGTCCGCTCGCTACCCGGCCAAGCCAGTCGCCAGAAGGAAGGGCAAGAAGTCCAACAAGATGCACGAGAAGGGAGGCGGCAAGATCGACGTGATCCGCACCTTCGTGCTCAAAGGGATCCGCGATCAGGGCATGCTCGACCAGGCCGCGGTCAGCATCTACCACCAGCTCACCCGAAACGAGCTGACCATCGAGCTGGAGACCGACGAGCTGGCCAGCTACATCGACCCGGTGGCGAGCCAGCAGGCGGGCGCCCTCGTCGAGAACCACAACGACAACCCGGACATTCTGCGGCTCTGCGCCGGCAGCCCCGTGCACATCACGGTCGCGCAGAAGAACACCACCACCGGGAGCCTCGTCATCAACACGCTCTCGGACTTCTACGATCTGAAGGCCAACGGCATCTACGATCTCCTGGTCAAGCAGAACGACCGCTGGGGCGCGTGGAACACCGACGGGAGCCTGAACCAGGCCCAGCTCGAAGAGACCGCCCAGAAGATCCAAGCGGCCTACCGGGCGGCGAAGCTCCCCGACGTCTACTACTGCCGATCGGTGCACCTGCATTTCTCGTCGGCGGATGACGACCCCTTCCACGTCCACATGGAGTTGTGCAACTACATGCCGGACAACGACCCGAAGACATTCGCGAGCGACGACCAGGAGAAGAACGATGCGCTTCGGAGGAAGAAGACCAGCCCGGCCGCGAAAGCGACCGCGGCCGCAGCCCAGACCACGCAGGCGGTGGTGAACAAGGTCGGGCTGCAGGTCAGCAAGGCGGTGCAGTAATGCCGGCCCGCGCGCACAACTTCGGCACGAACATCCGCGGCAGCATTGACGCGGAGAACTTTCGCAAGGCGGCCCGCAGCGTGGGGGCCGACCTACGCTACTGGGTCAGCATGGGGACCGTCGCGACGGTCGACACCGAGACGGGCGAGTGGGATCCGACGAACGGCGCGGCCATCTGGAACGCGAGCGACGGCATCGACGTGGACGTGCGGCTGGAGCCCCTGGACATCCCGGTGACCTGCCGGTACGCGGGCATCTCGGCGGGCGACGTCACGATCTTCACCCCAATCCGGCCGGGCTACCTGGTCAAGGTCGAGTTCCCTGACGGCGACCTCACGGGCGGCGTCATCAGCGCGATCATCCAGTCGCGGTCGAACCGGCAGCCGACCGACGGGGGCAAGCCGATCTTCGGCAACGACCGGGTGCTCATCCACGCGGCGAGCGTGCCAGTGGACATCCGGACGGCCGGCGGCGCGCAGGTGCTGCTCGACCAGCAGGGCAACGCGACGGTCACGGCGAAGACGGTCAAGCTAGGGGACTCGCAGGCGAGCCAGCACGTGATGCACGCGGAACTATTCACCGCCGATCTCACCAGCGCACTCTCGGACATCCTGTCCGACCTGACCACTGTCTTTTCCGCCGTAGGGCTCGGGCCACCGCAGTCAACAGACTCGATCGGGACCGTGGTCGCGGGCATCACCGCCGGCATCTACCGCTCGACGAAAGTGAGCGCCACATGAGTGCCGCCGGCGTCGCGATGGGGAACGCGATCTTGACCTACATCCAGCAGGCCAGCGGACGAGTGGGACGGCCTATCTGTACGCGGGGAACGGCGGCTGTGGCATTTTCGGCGGCGCCGGTGGCATCGGGGCGGTCAACAGCGCGACG